TGTATAGCCCCGCGCATGGCAGACGCATTTGCTACGGCCTCCCTGTCATTATACCCAAGTTTCCTTGTTAAGTATATATAGTCATGGAACCGAAACCACCTGTGCCATTTACGCAATTGCTTTTTCATCGCCGCCTCCTTTTTGCAACGCCCGATAGGCCATGGCAGGATTCCCTACCACCCTGCTCCTTCCCGACCGGGTAATAACGCTGGCAGTGCAGTTATAGTCCCGGTCCATCTCGCATCTCCTTACCAGTGCTGCCACACTCACGGCCTATCTTCGTGCGTTCTCCCTATCAAGCAGAGCTTGACGGATGCAGGAGCGAGAGGATTCGAACCTCTGAACGTGGGTTTGGAGTCCACTGGTTTGCCACTAGCCTACGCCCCTGGATGCTACATATTATACTAGAAATGTGCCATTTTGTCAACGCGCACTTTTTATGCAACTGCAACCATTTGATTCTCATACAGGCGAGCAGCAACGTCGAGCAACTTCTCTCTGTCGTTTGCCAACTTGTCATCAGTAACAAGTTCCAGCAGGCTATTCAATACATTGCCTACGGCCCTGCCTTGGCCTATTCCAAGGCGATCCATTATGTCGTATCCGTTTACTTTAAGGTCGCGCACGGTTATTGCAGACTCTTCCTCTATGGCGGCCTCAAGCAACTCGCGCTCCCTGATTATCCGATTTACCATAGAAATATTGTCGTCGCGCCCTAGTGCATCTGAAGACTTGAGACGCATTGCAAATTCTGCGCGCGCCGCGATGGTGTCAATGCTATTGTTTTCACCATTGTCCATCTTCCTCAAGAACTTGCGCGCCTGCTGTGGGCTGTCGATCCTAAACATATGGTTCCTGATTGCGAGCACGATTAGTTTCCTGTCTTCGTTTGTTATGCGCAGCCTCTTGCAGATCACGTCAGCCAGCAGCGCGCTGGTTGTTTCGTGCCCGTAGAAAGAGTTTCCGTATGTTGCACTTTTGTATTCTGCAACGCCTGGCTTGCCAATATCGTGTAGCAAAGCGGCCAGGTTCTCAAGCGCGGTGCGCCCCATAAACGCGCCGACTCTCACCGTGCTCAGCAGGTGCTCCCAAACAGTGTCGAAGACATGAAACTTGTTTTGCTTTTGGGTAAACGCCTCCACTATTTCTGGCATGATAATTTGCAGTATGCCAGTATGCTTGAGTGCCATTAGATACCTGTCTGGATTCGGACAAGCTAACCCTTTTAGGAACTCCTTACTAATGGCCTCCCATGATTCTAGCACAATATACTTAGCGTTGGCTACAATCGCATTCGCGAGATTTGTGTCCATAGTCCAATTGTCGCCAAGGCATCGTGCCATTCTGATATACCTCATCATGCGAATTGGATGCGCCTTTATTCTGCGCGTTGGGTTGCCCACTGCAACCACCCGCTTATTCTTTATGTCATCCCTACCGCCGAATGGATCGATGATATTCCCATCTCGATCCATAGCCATAGCGTTTATAGTTGCATCCCTTCTCCCAAGGTCTTTGGTTATGTCCATGACAAAGGAAAAGTCTGTAGGTTTACCATGGCTATAGAGCCTATCGTCTTCCTCGCGCATCGTGCTGATTTCTACATGACCACCAACTTCTGACGACGGCACGATCACAGATACGGCGAACGTCGCATTGACGAACTTGCCACTTGGGAACACGGCAAGAATCTCGTCTGGCGTTGCGTCGGTTGTTAGGTCGTAGTCAGAAATCTCGCGATCTATGTACGCGTCGCGTACAGCGCCTCCGACTAGGTAAGCCTGGTATCCTTCAGCAACCAAGGCGTCCATTATATCCCTATAAGTTGGCAGTTTATCACTCATCGTTGCAAACCTCCAATTGTAGGATTTGTCGTATATCATCGCTCGCAGCTAGAGACTTTGCCGCAAATCGCACAAGAATGTCGTCTATTGCATCTGTATCTGGCGCAAGTGGTAGCGTGGAATCCATTTCCATTATCAGCTTGTCGTACTCCTCTGCGTACACTAACAATGTCTCATATGGCATATCACCACTCATTATTGGTCCTATGTACGCAGACATATCGAACTTGTCTATGACAGGATTATAGTCACCAGTCTTCAGTATGCGCACTCCCTGCAATAATAGCCTCATCAAGTGTGCTGCATGTTTAGTGTCATATCCATGCATTTCCTCAAGTGCCGCGCGTTCTGGATTCCTGTTTGCGCGCCACTCGTCATACTTTTTGCGTTCTGCTAGTGCTTTTTTGTACTCCGCAACAAGAGCACTCCTATCACCGCCACCCAACAGCGCATATCCTTGTCCGCCCTTCTCTGTAGACCGCAAGTATAGTCCAAAGTCCTCTGGTTCCGGCACTGGCGGCGGATCGTCTAGCCATCTCTTGTGGCCCTTTATTCTTTTTAGCTGGCTATATGCATAGCCACTGAATGTCCTGCGCACCTTTTGGCTAAGAAACAGATGGCGCTTTTCATATATCGACGCCCACCCTGGCGTCGCGTGAAGAACAAACTGTCGCGGCGCGAACAATATGTCAAGGATAGACGGGTTGCATTCTTTTGCAAGGCGCAAGAACTTTGCCACGCTATAGATCACAAGGTCGTCTTCGGCACAAACGCTTGTATATTGTTCGAACCTGTGTATGCCAAGTACAGACATTGGTGGCTCAAGGCATACGCCGCGCATATCTATGTCGCTGTTTTCATTCGCAGTGCCATACATGCGCGAGCCAACCATAACCATTGCTATGAGGTTTTCCGCAACCCACTTGCTATAGTCCATGAGAACCCCCTAGAACGCACAAGCGGGGCGCTTGCCCCGCTTGCTTCACTCGTTTTTGAGTTTACCTTATTCTTTAACGGTATCCTCTGGTTCTTTTGCCTCTTTTGCCTTTGCCTTTGATTTTGCTGGCGCTGGCTCTAGCACAAATTCTCCAGATACGAGTGCGTCAAGCAGGACGGCAGCCGCCTGATTGATACCAAGCGACTCGTCTTTATGGAAGCTGCGACCCAATTGTCGCAACTTATTTGCGCTGCTCATCGGCAACTCGATAACTATTCTGTGTGCCATTTTTTATTCCTCCTGCGATAAATCAGGGATAGCAGGCTGATTATATCATACGCTTGTCCTGTTTGCAAGTAACGGAGGCCAAATTGAACGCGTATCGTGCAACACGACAACTGGATCGCCCTTGCGAAGCTTCCGGTTCGCGGTTGTTGCAGCGAGTACACCGCTGTATCTGCCAACACTAGGCAGACGCTCGGTGGTCATTGCCATCATCTGTGAATTTATCGCAACCAAATACAGCGGCGCGGACGTTTCTCTCGCTGGCACAAATACCTTGCTCACACTAACGCCCAATTTCTTTGCGAATTCGCCAACGGTTGTTTCGGCGCTGTTGGCTACATAAGTAGCAAAAGTCCTATTGTCTTTGCCTCTTTTCAGAATGAGGCCACTATATTTCGGTGCCTTATACTTGAATAACTCCGACGGTGCGACTACGCCAGGCGAATCGGACGAGCCACGAAAAGTAAACGACTTGAACTTCGATGCATATGGATACAGCCTGCTATGCATGGTATCATATGCCAGGCTTGATGCATAACCAGGAGAGCGGTACACATCAAATGCGATGGCGTACTTCTCGGCCAGCTTTATAATGCCATCGCAAAATTCCCGCAGGCCCTTAAAGTGTCTCGTTAGCGCAACCACTAGCCGTATGCGCCCATGCTCCTTGAGAACCTTCTCCACAAGAGGCAACGCATCTGCTATGTTCACATCACCATAGCTCACATTATTTAACAGGTAGTTGTCTTTCAATGCGCTGCGGCGCGCCATGCGTGCGCCGTTTGCGCGAAGCCCGATAAAGTATGGATCAACACCATTCTGGCGTATGTCGCAATACGTATACCAATAGTCGGGCTGGTACAGATATTTCGTATAGTGGTACATGCGTCCTTCCATATTATCTTCTAGGATAATGACGAACGTTTCGTCAACGGTGTCCTTCGTTGTAATGTCACGCACCGTCACGTATTTCTCCGCAGACGAATTCTCGTACAGTGTCAGTGGTCCGTTTTTCCTAAAAATCTTGTCACCGCCAGAGAGAGGATACGCCGCAAAATTGCCTACTGGCAGGCTTCCTACAAGCATACGCTGCCTGCTCACCTTATTCGTTGTGCCGCGCACGACGCGTTTGCCAGTGGCTACAATTGCACCATTCTCATTCTGGACAATGCCAGGATACAATTCGCTGCTTGTCTTCGCAAGCGCGAGTTGCCTCTCCATTTTCCCGATTACCATATCGCGAAGCTGATTGGCGTATGACGGAGGCGCACCAGTTATCTCGGCTATACTCATATCAGTCTTGCCTTTGAGCACAGCAATACTTTCTGCCACAAGGTCATAATATACCCTTGCGTTGATTGGGAAAATCACGCCCTTGCGTCCTTCCTGCACAACGATCACACCTCCGCCAGCTTCGATAAAGAAACTGGCGATATTGATTCCCGGCATTGCGAATGCGCTTTCTACGGCATCGTTAGGCATTTTGGTTCTCCTTTCCTGTGCCAAGTTCTTTTGGCGGCGTATATACCTGCATTACCATTGTCTCATCATGAGACTGTCCTTCTTTATAGAAGTCGCCAAGTAACGTATTGTCTGCATACAGACATTCTGGACAGGCGTAGCAATACACGTTCCCCCCTTCTTTGATGTGTTCCTTGTCAAGCAATCTAAAGAAGAGCGGCACATTGTGTGCTTGGCAATAGAATGTCGTTGACTCTATCCAGTTAATAGCGTTATAGCCACATCCCTCTGTCTCGCATTTCATGTTTACGATATCGCCATAGCAAAACGGGCAAATGCCCTCAAGGAAATCAATGACCCAATTGCACATGAGGCAATATTCAAAGTTCTCGACAGTGGCCGTTGGGCCACCGCATTCTGGACACTGGTTCTTTGTGGCTTGCGGAATCGACAATTCGCTCTTGTGCGCACTGCCATTTATAGGTGGCCTTCCTGCCTCCGCTGGTACAAGTGCGGAAGTATAGCCAGTCGGCTGAATGGGTATTGCGCGCTCTCGTACCTCTTTTTGCCAATCTGTTACAGATTTCCCCTGGATGAGTGACGACCAGATTGACAGGCGTGTTCTGCCATCCTTATTGATTGCAAGCTCTTCCTTGTCGAATGCAACTTTGATATTGGCGTATTTGTTAATGTCGATTGCATATTCTGGTTGCTTGCCAATTTCTATAGCAATCTGCCATTCGCCGTGCAGCGCGTCTCTAGGGCCAACAAAGTCGGCATGGCCCATTCCGTAGCTTGTCGTAGTCCACTTTCCGTTAACGTTCGCGCCGCCAGTTTTGGGCTTATCATCCTTACCCTTACCCTTGTTCCAATTCCCCAACATGACGATGCACGGACGCAGCGGCGGTTCGGCAACGAACTCAAACCTGTATGTCTCGCGAATGAACTTGGCCTGCTCGCTGTCTGGTTCTAGTTCCAGCATATCTATGAAATCTTCGTTGCTGGTGTTATTGTCTGTCATGGCCTTTGGGTTCATGCCTAGCGCCTTGGCGAATTCCCTGTGCTGGTCGCCTAGAGTTGATAGCTTTGGTACATATACGCGTGTTATTCCAAGGCCCCAAGGTACAACAAGGCCGTGAACAACGCATAGTACGTTCGCACGATCAACGCCTTCGGTAGTCACCCTTGGATGGTCCTCAAAGAATTCCTTGTCGCCATCGGTCAGCGTGCCAATGCCTAGCGATTCCATATATGTCTTTGTCGCACGGAACACACAGTCATTATATGTCTGCGTGATGACATAATATCTCTCCCCGCCTTCGTCTATTTTCCACATTGGCAATTGAGTGCCATCTGTTTGCACGCGCATAGAGAGAGGCTCTACGCCAGCGTCGAGTAATGCATCTGCCGCAGTGCTAGTCATATCGTGAATAACCCCGTTGTTATCCACAAGGAATCCAACAACTTTTGGCGTTGTTACCACGTCCTTGCTTGCCGGATAATGAACAACTGGTGTCATACTATTCCCCCCTGTCGTTCCCCACATACTGCGCTATGGAGTTTATGCGATATCCGTCAACTAGAACAATCCAGTTTACCATATCGCCGCCTTTCGCCATGTTGCCAGTAAGCGAAGTTACAATACCAATAGGATCGTGCGCGCTCAGGTAGACGAATAGCGAGATCGCCGCGCCCTCACATACCGCTGCGGAGAAGACCCTTGTGCCAATTAGTTCACACGCTGGCTTTTTTTCCTCATCCACCTTGTAGTTCTGCGCGTTTGCAAATGGCATCGTGCTTACTTCCCCGCTTGACCACGCTACCAAGCCTCCCGTAAACGAAAGACCAAGATCAAGATACGGGATATCGTTCTCCATCGCGTAGTTGTGTAGTAACAGCCGCGTCTCCACATTGTCAAGCGCGCCGACGATCACGGTGCTGCCTTTCAGCATCCACACACTCTTTTCTGTGAGGCGCATCGGGCGCTTCGTGACTGGAATGCCAGCGGATTCATATACACGCGCAACAACATCGACCTTTGCGTTACCAATCTCTTGAGGTACACCAAGGTCACTTGGCGAGTTGCGCTTTTCTACAGTGTCGTGATCTATCAACACAACGTCTGTTTCGTAGGCAAGAGATACAATGTACGCAGAAAGAGCACGCGCAAGCATCGAACCCAATAGGCCACACCCAACAATTGATATCCTAGAGTTTAATGACATTGTACGCTACCTCCTGTTGTCCTTTCGAATAGAACATATTGTATTGCTTATTGTGTTCGTCGTGCGTTGGCTTGATCGCCACTGTGGCACCGCACTTGCAAAAACCAGGAGTGCTAGAGGCGCAAGCCTTGTCGCCGCAGCTATCACATACGTATGCCAATGATTGCCCACAGTTCTTGCAATACGTGTGCCGTCTAGCTTCGTATGTCGAACAATCCCACCCGCACTTGCAAGTGCTGTATGGCTTGGGCAGCATGCTGCCACAGTGAGAGCAGTACATACCAATGAGGCCAAGACCAAGGCTGCTCGACATTGCCTTTACAAGATACTGGAATGCCTGATCGCCAGGGTCGCTTCCTGGTTTGAACGTCTCGCCATACTTTGCAAAGATATCCTTGCCACTCTGTCGTTCCATCCAGAATAGTCTCAATGATGTAAGTGCCCACGAGCCAACGGTTTGCCCCTGAGTCATAGACGCAAGATGAATATGCCCATCGCCATATGAATCATAACCGTCTCGCTGGCACCACTTTGACGCAACGAAACCAGTGGGCCAAGGGAACTCTTTCGGCACACCGCGCCTGCGTGTGTGGAATCCATCCCACATTGGCTTCGTTAGCCAATACACTACATTCCAGTCTGGACTAAGTGGATCAAGGCCCCCGATATCAAAGATGGTTGCAACAGCAACTCCATCGAAAATCAGCGGCGAGCCGAAACGCATACCAATGTTGTCGGGCGTGCTCTTCATATTCCCGTCGGATATGTAGTATATCTTGCGCAGGTGTGTGCCCCTGATCTCAACGTCGTTGCCAAAGTATTGCTCAAGGTCTTTCTGCACCATGCGCCTTTCTGCCGACGCGTCAACAAACTCATGCCTGGACACACGCGGCTTGATCCATCCATTCCGCTGATCGATATGCCCAACGCCTTTTCTCATTGCTGCCATGATTGCATCTTGCACCTTGCGATCCCTTGTGACGAATTGCTCGGTGGCAAGCTGAGTAACCTTGTCATATACATGCATGCGCAAGCAGTGTTTCCTAAGATACACCATTCCACCGCTGGCAATGCTCATGGTGTCGGTGTCGAACAACTCTGACTCTTTACCATCGCGCAGAGTGACAAGTGCCATACTAACCTCCTTTTTGAGAGAACAAAAGGGGATCGGCTTGGCCGACCCCCTTTTGCTTGAGCCTTAGAGGCCAACGCCTCCTATGGTGTTGTCTGGACCATTCTCTGTTGTGTACTAGGCAGCATGCCCGAACGGGGCGGCTGCGATAACGGTCCAGATGGTCCCGTCGTTCGGAACCTCAACTGCGGTCGGCATCAGGTTGGAGCGCGCGATGTAGAACTTGTCAGTGCCGGGGTCAGTCTCGGCAATGACAAAATCCTTCTCGTCTTGCAGATAGACGCAGATAGCGTCCACGATCTGCTCGACGAGTGGCTTGGTGCCAGATTTCTCCACGCTCGCCGCCAGGGTAGCCAGCGCCTTCTTCAGTTCGTCGCCGGACAGTCCCTTGAGTTCGTTCCAGTCCTGGTCCTTCTGGTCCTCCGGCACGCCGTCGCCGTACTCGCTCATAAAAGCCTTCAGGTTGGCGTCCAGGTCAACCGCACGAGTCGTGCGCCCCTGCCCGGTGGAACTGTTCACTCCGCTGATGATAACATGCAGCCGATCAGAATCCTTCACTACGTTTGCCATGTTGTACCTCCTGTACAGGATTTTTACGCACAGTCCTAGTACCGTGCGCTTGTATATATTATACCCGAATCAATGCGCTTTGTCACGGAATCCTCAAGGGTTTATTAGATAAAATATAGGATGTTCTTTGCCAACCGTCCATTTATATGTGCTTTTTACAGGGCCGTATTCCATAGCATACGAACCGTATTTACTGATTACATCTTTATATTTCAAGGACGTGTTGCTACTCATCATTACCTTGGCGCTTATCCAGGGCAATAAGTATGCCTCTGCACGCATCGTTTCTTCTATTGGGTTCCTGTCCCAATCCAGTTTCATTTTTGGCATGTCTAGAAACCCAACAGCGAGCCATGCAGAATACGGCGACATTCTTTCTACAATGTCGAGTGCCCTTATTTGGTGTGGCAACATTTGCGAATAAGGCAGCGTCCAGCCTGATGCCTTTTTTGCTTCGATTGCTATGAATCGTAATATCTTGGTACCGTTATCTTTAATTATCGGCACGCCAACAACATAGTCGAATGGCTTTAGCGAACGCCCAACGTCCGGTATTTTATATGCAAATCCTAATTCTCTGAATCCTAGCTTTCTCTCGAACTTGCTTCTTACACTCATAAATATCTGCCAAGTTTATCACATGAATAGATGTGTGGCGGGAACATGCCAACGGCACCGTCGAAGACGACAATCATTGACGGGAATGGCGCGCCACTCTTTGCGCCAACAAACCTTAGACGCCCCTTTATGAATCTTATCTCTATTGCACCGTTAAGTATAAACTCGTGGAACCATGGCTGATCCGTGCGCGCTGGCAACAGCATGCAAACAAGGCAATGATGTTCTACAGATTCCATATATGCCTTTTGTACCCATTGTCCAGTTATTCCCCTTCCGTATGGTGGATTTAGCCAAACATTTCCAACCCACGGCAGCGCAAGGCCATTATCCTCTATCGTGTAGAATGTCTTGCATTTTGCATTCTCTGGCGTTGCCGCAGGGTCTAGTGTAAATTGGAATTCCTTATTAAGATTATCAAATAGGTCTTGTGGGGTTTCCCATTCAGACTTGTCTGACGAATACATAACTTTGTCTACCATTTTTATTCCCTGATAGCCATAGGCATGATGCCATACCTGTAATCTTCATCGCTGTAAAAAACAATGAGGCCGTTTGTCGAGTTTATGCCTATGCCAACGATGCCAGTTTCCATTTTTGACAACGCGTCTTTTACGTACTGATAAGCAACACCGAATCTCTTTGGTGGCCCGCTGGCACTGAGGCAATCTATTTCGCTTGTGTGCATTCCAGTATCTGCTGTTGCCTGTACGAGAAGTACAGAGTCTTGGATATCGAAAATTAACAAGCCATTTATTTCCTGTGCTTCTGATGCTGCAAGCCCAATTGTCGCACGTAACAGGTTCTTGTCAACGCGTATTACTGTTTCGTACTCCATTGGGATAAGCTTCTTATAGTCTGGAAAATCGTATTCTATTATTGTCGCAGTTGCTATGCCATAGCTCCAGGCAATTGCTATCTTATTGCCACTTCTTACAATTGTTATGTCTCCAACTCCGTCAATTGCCTTTGCTATCTTTGCGAGTGACGCCGCGTATACTAATGTATCTTCGTCTAGCACTGGTATGTTATTAAACAGAGTGATTTTTGTGCCGTCTGCCGATACCATATCTCCGTTGCTAAAGTATACCCCTTCCAGGGCAGGGAATGGACTATCTTGGTCTGCTACCGCAACGGTTTTCTTTAGCGCGTCTACAAATTCGTCAGACGGTATTGTGTGCCCGACAGAGAAATCAAAGTCTCTCTTTGTATACGGGAAGTCGTTTGGATCATAAGTGCCCATACGAGAAACGTGTTTGCCAGCGGATATAACTACCATCTTCCCGATTGATAGAGTTACATCGTCAGAAAGGCGCGCGAGTATGCGCATCTTTGGTAACACCTTGTCTGGCGGCACACACACATCAAACTCTATTGATTCGTCGCATATTGGCATATATAGCGATATGTCCGAAGACATGCCATCAGTGGCGCATATTTCTAGTTGCCCACCAGCGCAAGTGAGTCTGAATGTTGTTGTTGACGGGATAGGGCTTTTCCTATTAACCCATAACGAAGCACGCTCCAGATTATTCAGTAGCGTCTTCGTCTTTACCGTTATCTTCTCTGCCACCGCCTAGAATCTCCTTGGCCCGTTCGTACATTGGTTCGAATACGCCAGGCTCACATACATAATCGTACAATTTTGTACGACCGTGGAACTTCTCTTCGCCAATCTGGAACCAAGCACCAGCCTGCTCTATGAGGCCAATCGTGATACCAGCATCTATCAAACTCTCTACACGGTCGAATCCTACACCGTGGCGTAGGGTTATGATTGCATTCCTGAACGGAGTGGCGAGCGAGTTCTTTTTGATAGCGACTTGCACATTTTGCCCGACTGCACCAGTCTCTCCGCTTGGCAATACACCCTTAATAGTTTTTATTCTGCGCATATCCATTCTGATAGACGCGTTGTGTCTAAGTGCCCATCCTCCAGGCTGCGTTTGCTGTGGCCCCATAGCAAGACTCCCGTACCCGCCAATCTTTGCCCTGATTTGGTTTACAAAGATTACGGACGCTTCGTTCTTTTTCATATGGTGTACCATTTGCCTAAGTGACTGCGAGAGAAGCCTTGGTAACAGACCGACAAATTGATCGCCAGCTTCGCCCTCCCACTCTGCCTTTGGTACAAGCGATGGCACACTATCTATGATAACGAGAGACACCCCACCTTGGATAAGTGCAGAACATATGTTTAGCGCAGCCTCACCAAATGGAGGCTGTGTAAAATACATCTTTTCTAGATCGACGCCAAGCGTGGTTGCCCATGCTGGATCAATCCTGTGTTCCATATCTATATATGCGGTTTCAAGCCCCTGCCGCTGTGCCTGCGCAACAATTTGAAGGCATAGCGTTGTTTTGCCAACGCCCTCTGGAGAGAATATCTCAATGTAAAATCCCAACGGTATTCCGCCCACCCCTAGCGCAAGATCAAGTTGCAGTAGGCCAGTGGGAATGTAGGGCACCTGCATTATCTCTTCTTGCCTGCCAAGGTGCCCTACCAGAATGCCGTATCTCTTTTCAAGGTCTTTTGCTACGGCTTCTATTCCCTTTGCCATATATGCCTATCCTACAGAGGGAAATCGTCGTCGCCAAAAGAGCCAAAGCCCTCTTCGCCAAGGCTGTCTACGTCTGCATCGGTGCCACCGTCGGGCAGTGGCTTTACATATGAGGATTCATTGCCGCTGCTGCTGCCACCTTCCTTCGGGTCAAGGAATTTAACATAGTTTGCCTTGATCACCTGCGAACTGCGACGCACACCGTCGTCTCCTTCCCATTCGTCAACATCAAGACTCCCCCAAACCGCTACGAATGATCCTTTATGCAGGTACTTGTTTACATTCTCTGCCTGATTGCCCCACACTGTAACATCAAACCACAGCGTTTTTTCTTTCGCAAGGCCAACGGCAAAGCGGAAATTTGCAACCGCAGTTCCGCTCGGCGCGTATTGCATACGCGGATCGCGGCCTAGCCTTCCAGTAAATGCTACCAAATTCATATCCATAGTTCGTATATATCTCCTATACCTTTTGTATGTTTTGCAATCCTTTTACTTCTGTAAGCCTTGACTTTACTATCTCTGTCCCTGCTGGCGCATACATATATGGGTCTTCGTCTTCGCCCTTACCAGCACGGCATGTTGCATAGAACTTGCAAACGTCTATATCTCTGTACTTTGTGCATGTAAGACAGGACTTTGCATCACGCGCCTCTCTTACAGTGTCGTATGCCAGAATTATTCTACCAGGCTGTCCCTGTACTCTTGCAGTAAACACAATGATTCTCCCGTATATTTATACGCATGCCTTGTTTGTAGTATGTGTAGCAATTCTCCACGGCCTTTTTTGTTATGCACCTCCTTGTGGCACTTTCTGCACAGGCAGCATCTATTCTCTATTGCAAAAAGACGTTTTTGCGTAAGGGGTCCGTGTGCCGAACGTGGTATTATTTCGTGTACGTCGTCGGCCAGCGCGTTACACCTTATGCATCTTGTGTAACCAAGCCTATCAGTGTCTCGTGCTATAGTCAAATAGTACGTTGCAGAATCTTCGTCACTCCTCATAATAATCGCTTTCTATATTGAACCTCTTTATTATATCTCGTGCCCTTGCCGCTGGATGTAGCTCGGCAGAGCCATCAAAGAACTTATAGAGTTCAAGGCACTTGCCAAGATATTCACACTCGACACAAAACGTGCTGCCGATGACCTCTTTTGTTGCTATTCCTAACCAGCAGTTTATAAATCTTATGTTTCTTGCTGCAAAGATTTGCGCCGCTTGCTGGAACGCGATTGGCAATAATTGCTGAACGCTATCCACATCTACTAAATCCACACTCGTTACAAACAGCACACCCACCTTGGTATGCCATTTCACCGCCGCAATCTGGACAGTCACCAGCGGGAATCTCGGAGAATGCAGTAAGCGCCCTTGCAATAATTGCTGGTATGCTAGACACAGATTGCCCCTCTACCCTAAGTAATTGTTCAATTATCTTCTCCGGCGGCGCGCCATAGCGCAATGACATACTCGTAAGTCTAGTTACTGCTGTAACAAGTTGTAATTGATCCATAGATTTTATATAGGGCGTGTTAACAAATACTTCCCAAGGACGCCCTTTATCACTATTCACGGTAACGTACAAATTTGTACTCTCGCCATTCACAACGCCAGCATATTTATACGTCTTGCCATCAAGGGCAAGTGGACGCTTCGCGGATTGCACAGTTTGTACATTGTTGCTATCAGACAGAACTTGCATTTGCCTAGAGCCATCCCTGTATATCGTACAGCCGTTGCATCTCTTTTCCCACGCGTATACGATAGCCTCCTTAACATCTTCTACAGTTGCATCGTTTGGCATGTTTAGTGTGTATGATATACTTGTGTCAATCTCCTCAGAGAACACCGCTACGGTATCGACTACGTTTTTCCAGTCAAGATCGTCAAGTGTAACAAATGCTTCCATTTGTGCTAGTGGATGTTCTATAATGTAGGAGCCAGTCTTATCATTACGAGACAGAGTTTTGCTAAATATAGGCTCTATACCAGACGAACAACCAGCAAGCAGGCTGATGGTTCCGGTTGGTGCAATTGATGTAACTGCATTGTTTCTGCGCCCATTAAAGTCACCAATTGTACCAGGCCCTTTTTCTTGACACAGCAACTCACTCTCTGCCTCTGCCACACTCCTAAGCGTAAGGGCAAACCATTCTGCAATTTCCAGCGCCGCACCACTGCCGTAATGATAGCCTAGCTTAACAAGCGCGTCTGCGTAACCCATGAGGCCAAGACCTATCGATCTGTTTGCAAGTGACCACTCGCGCGTTGCCTCCGTTGGAAATTCGTTAAGGGTAATCATGTTGTCAAGGAATCTGACCGCTGTGCCTATTGTCCTCATATACCCATAATCGTCAAACGTGCCATCGTCGTTTACAAATGCCGAAAGATTAATGCTGCCAAGGCAACAGCTTCCGTTTGGCGGCAGAGGTTGTTCCCCACATGGATTCGTTGCACCCATGAGGTCTGGATCGTATTTTGTTCTACTCTTTATAGTGTCAATGAATAACACGCCAGGCTCGCCGTTCGACCACGCGCTCTTTGCTATCGCGTCAAACACATATGAGGCACTCACGCTGCCATAACTTTTACCGTCAAACGTCTGTTTATATATATTGCCGTTTATAACGTCTTGCATGAAGTCGTCAGATAACAAAACGCTAATGTTAAAATTCGAGAGATAAGTCTCCGCAGCGCGCGCTATCTCTGGAACCTCAAGTAGCCTCAACGCGGCGCTGGTGCTATCGTCTCCTTCATAAATCCTATCAAGGTTTAATAGCCCAATAACAGAATTTATTGGCGTCTTTGCAAAGATGAATTCCATTATATCTGGATGATCAACGCGCATCGTAGCCATACACGCGGCATCTCGGAACCCGCCCTGAGTCATAGTCATCGCGTCTCTTGAGAATGTTTCCCAAAAGCCAATCGGGCCACCAGCAATTCCGTGGGTGGAGCCACTAACAGGTGAGCCAGCAGGACGCAGGCTCGAAAGCCCTATACCCCAACCACCACCAGCTTTCGTAATAGCCATTGCGTCTTCTTTCGCTTGAGATATGCTGTCAAGGCTATCTTCCATGCCGATGACGAAGCATGCAAATAGACCACCTCCATATCCAGCATTTACAAGACACGGACTATTGGGCAAGAATCTGCCATCGTTCATTATTGTGTAGAACTCGTCTGCCCACGCCTCGCGCTCAAACTCCTCTACAGAAGCTATAAAATCTGCAACTCTTCTTAGGAGTTCCTGTAGTATCTCTTTTTGAGGATGTTCTTTGCTACGTCCGTTGCCGCGAATTTAGCCATTGATACCACCAGATTCGCCACGCGCTGTATCCGTTGATATGTCTGGCTCGAAAACAAGTGGAGTGTGCAGTGTAAGTGTTGGCACAAGCTGTGCCACATATTCACCCGGTCTAATACGTATCAATTGGTTTGTAGTGTTGTAGATTTTTACTTTCACAATGCCGCGATAGCCAGTATCAACAACGCCAGCGAGTATATCGTAGTCTGATTTACTCTTGGGCCATATCACAGCGCCAACACCGGAAATGTCTACACCCAAAAAGAGTTTTATAAAAAACCTGTGTACCATGCTAAAGATTGGGAACTCAAAACGCAATCCCGTTTCTACGATTGTTATTTCGCCTGGCTTTATTGCGTAGTGATACTTGGAGGGTAAATCAATGCCAAGGTCTAGGTCGCTTTTCTGCGACGGATCATAAGGTGAATAGTCTACGTTAAATTTTAGTTTAGCCATCATCCCTTCTGGAAAGTGCTAGGCACTTGCCATATTTATCTGTTGTAATTCCAGTAATCAATTCGTTGTCATCGCCGTAGGCCATACTTAGGAACCAACTGTTGTCATATATAATCGTGACTGCCATTGGTCCGGCCATTTCATGCTTCATTGCCGTTGCATAGTCAACGTCGATTACCCTATTCCGCACCATCCCTAGTCTGTAATGGTTCCTTGCTACAACATCTATCGCAAGATATGGCCCATCAATTGTACCATCAGGCCAAAGAATATGAACATCGCGCCCCTTGTCGCCAAGTCTGTAGACTGCGACAGCGCCAATATACCCATTCTCCTCAAGCCATGAATTGTAAGCCTTATTGCTCGTGATATAGTCAAGCGCAGTAGCGGTGGAAGGCATTACACCCTTGGAGTAATATGCAGCACAGCCAGTGAGTGCTGGATATTCCGTGTATCCAGCCCATCCTATATTCGACGTTGACATTATTGGCACTGCCATGCTTATGATAGCCATTATTATCGCTATAAAATACATTCACCAGTCCTTTCTTTGTCTACAGTGCGTCGGCGCACTGGCCTTGCATAGAGCCAGTGCGCCTCAACACTGCCCAACAAAACTATAAGGAGGTTGCCAATGCCAGTCTGCCCGCTGTCATTGCTTGTATATTATACACGAAAGTATGCGTTTTGTCAACTTGCATTTATAAGTCAAACGACAGTTGGTGAACGCCATCCTCTTTTGCTGCCTTGATTATTTTGGGCACATTGGGACCATATTTCTTGATCATTCCTTGCCACCATTGTACCCTTGTAATGCCAGGAGTTGTATATTCCTCGTTTATCTCTACACTTACGATTTCTTCCCATCCTGCAAGCAACGCACCAATCGTTTCGCTCATTATGCCGCCAAATGGCACAAGAATTCTCCGTGGCTCGTATTCCTTTGGTGGCAACAATAACCTTGCGAGCCATTGGTTAACGCTCAACGGTTTCATTGTTGGATGGTTTACATTGGTTTCTATCCCTAGCTTTCGCTCTTGCCCCAACGCTTTTTTGTTGTATGCTACAAGTTCTGCGTCATTATACGACCAATCGAACGCCGGGAAGTATTCTGCCTTTTCGCCAAGAGATAGGACCACGCAATCTGGATGGCATGCACTTTCTGTACACAGTGGATGATGCACCATAAGAAAATTCGTGGGCCATTTACCACCGTTGTATTTACCAGACTCTGTATACAGCGCACCAGCGCCATATTCCCTAATGGAATCGAGCGGCCTGCCATCATACGGTTTCTGGAAAAGTATTACAGGCTCGACTGCTGGCCGCAGTGCCTGAAGGCCATATCTATAATCATACCAGATCGCGGCCTCTTCACTCGCTGGCAAGGTGACATAGTGATCTTTTGCCCATCGTTCGCCAGATTTTTGATACCCATATGTTGCTGTACTCTTCTCTATTATTTCGCGGTCGTCATAAACACCATTCTCTCGGTCTATCCATGTGTCTATTCTTGCCGCCTTATGAAGTCCAGTTGCGTATATCCAACAAAATATAGACGGATGAATAATAAGCCCTGCGTCTTCTATTGCCGCTGCTATCCTATGCCATGTACGAGCGCCACCATATGTCATACCAAATGCGCCAGGAAGCATATGGCGTGCCAGCGCGTACCATGTGTCCGCTGAGAAGCTAACACCCGTAGAATCCCAACTCTTGTCCATAAACCCATACTCGTATGGGCTATCTGTAAATAGTGCATGAAACTTTGGGCCATTATAAATCTTTGCCCAATCAAGTATGTTCCCTGTGTTTATAACTACTTTTTGATCCACGATTCACTCTCTGGATGCCAGTTATTTTTCCAGCGCCATATTGCCAGGCACGCTCTGAATATAACAAATAGCGTATCTATCTCGCTGGATTCTTGTATCTCGACTTCGTTGCCGTCCTTTGGTATTCTGATTATTGCTACCCTGTCTATATTGATGCCATCTTCTTCTTCCAGTGCCGTTGCATACGCCGCGCATTGTATATAGTATTCTGGATAGATGCCCTTGCTCGTTTTCAGGTCTGCTACAATTAGCTCGTTCCCTGCGCGCATAATAATATCTACGGTACCAGAATAATAATATCGCCTAGAATATACACGCCTCTCGCTTGAGACATATTCCAGGCCGTCTATGCTTGATTCCCATTCTAAATACGATTGTACGGCATTGAGCACTGGTGGATATTCTGGCAATGTTGGTGCTGGTATATTCAGTATCTTTGACTTAATATACCGCTCGATCCATTCGTGTGCGTCAGAGCCAATGTTTAGTGCCTTTTGTGAAACTCTAAACCTAGCCTCTTTTGCGTCTGACAAGATACCATTTATTTGTGCCTGCGTGTAAGGTTCGCCCTCTTGCCAAGAATCGCGTATATGTGCTATTGTCTCATTAACTGCCCAAGGTACAAGTGCTGGCTTATCCATAACGCCAACAATCTTCGTAACGCTTGGCACAATTATTCCATTTGCGGTGTACATATGGGCGATGGGATCATACGCCATTTCCACATCGCCACTGTACAATTTTTGATTGATCATTATGACAATTTGTTAATGAGTGCCTGTACTAGCGGCGACAGCGCGCTGACGATCTCTGTGATAGACATATCGTCATATTCTTTCTCTTGTTCGCCGCTTGTCTTTTTTGTCGATCCGTATAGTTCCATCAACGGTGCCAGTTTGTCTTCTGGTCCTTCTACTGTGACACCATTGGGCAATACAAATCTAACGAATTTCTCCACTATATCCTCCGATTACCACATTGTAAGTTGTTCTACCTTTCTTTTTACTGCTGTAAGAGCAAATACACGTTCTTGCCTTGTTACGTTGCCCTCCCCGGCAACGCGTAGCCCTGTAGTTGTACTCATTTCGAGTACGCTTGTAAAATCGCTAGGCGCGTCGTATTCTGACACGATTACAGTATGTCCATCGGCGTCTAAATATCGCACGCGCTCCCAAAATGAATCATGATCAAATGTTGGGCAATAGTCATACTTCGTTGTGTTGACATATGGAGGGTCACAGTATATCAGCATGTTCTCTCTAGGAGGGTCGGTTGTCATAAAGTCGGCAACGAAGAATTGCGTGCCAATAAGGCTATCTAAAATCTTCATTAGGCTTCTATACCCGCCGAGCGCATAGTTAAAACCGATATTGTCTCTAGCGTATCCGCCGAACCACTTGCCGCCCCATGACAGTGCAAACCCAACGAATGCAACAAGTTCTGGCGGGTAATTATCCTTGTCATCCTTTATTGCATTGTACTCTTCTTCTGTGACTATTGTTGGGGGTGTCCATCCTTCTAGCAATGCATTCCACATTGATATAAGGTATGGGTTTATATCGCTTGCAAATCTTTCGTGTGCCCTTACGCGGCTTAATATCCACGCCGCGCCAACAAACGGCTCCCAATATGATTGCCCATTAACCATTATAGAGTTTATGTATTCCGATATGTCCTTTGCTACTCGATATTTACCACCGAGATATTTCACAACCCTTAATCAACCCACTCATAGTCTAGGTCAAAGCCAGCAAGATCACACAGCCTCTTGGCGATATCATATGTTTCTACGGTGTGGTTTTGTATTACTAGCTCCCCGTTAATCCATATCTTAATCCAGTCGTCATATTCTCTTATCTTTATTTTTGTGTCTTTTTGTTCCATAATCCCCCTGGTAGGATTCGAACCTACACAGATACGATCTTAAATCGCACGCCTCTGCCAGTTGGGCCACAGGGGGAATTACATTACTTGATTAGGAATCCTTCCTCATCCATGAAGTCTTCTCTCTTTACGCTTGCTATAATATCGCTTACGCTGTTTGCTAGATAGTTTCCTAGCTTAGTATACCATATACTTTCTTCCCACTCTTCGCAATCTTCACACGATAAATATGCTTCCGTGTCGTATGATAGTTCTATAGCTAATTTGCCACCGCATTTTGGACACTTCATTTAGCCCTCCGCGACAAATGTATTTAAGACTCTTTCTGATATATCCCAGGCGCTTCTGCCTGTTATTTTAGCCAAGTCACGACTAAACTCACGCATTGTTCGATATGCCAAATCATTCAGGATTCCTTCGTTTTCTAGTGGTGATAGAATAATATCGTCTGCTGAGATTTCGAATGATAGCGTAACTATTTTGCTCACTTTGCCATTGCCTTTACGCGTTGGATTTCCCTCTCGATATACCAGATCGCTTTGCGTAAATCTTGTTCCATATCGACGCCGGGTTTCAATCCGGCGCGCCACAGGTGCTTCATAGCAGTCCCTATGTTCCACGTCATGTGCTCGATTATATCTATGCACTCAACGCCAGAGGGGTGACTGTTATAATGCGACGGATGATTTATATACTCGTACTTTTCGTTCATGGTGGAACCGGGGGGATTCGAACCCCCAACCATTACATTGCAAGTGTAACGCTCTCCCAATTAGAGCTACGGCCCCAAGGGAAAAACTAATATGGCTACGCCATGCGTCGCGTAGCGACGCGTTAAATTCGTTTGCTATTAAGCGCAAGTCTTTCTATTGGCGCTAATACACAAACCCCCCTTCTCGGAATGAAAAGGGAGGATATTGCAAGACACCTAATTTAGAACTAGGGCGATCCAGGTCGTTACGCAGGTGGGTTATTCCTGCTAATTTACTCTATCTTGCAATCCCCGGCTGGAAGCCAACGGACGGGATGTGTGTGTATTTTACGAATACGGTCACTCTGGATTTTTAGAACCCTTCTGCATTGTCAACACTGAGCAGATCAGCGTCGATATATAGCTGGTTCAATCGACTCCCGCTAAACGGGCAACCACTACGCTTTCGCTGCCTGGGTCTTATGGCGTGAAAAATATGTACAACATTCCAGCGTTTTGTTGGTTACATATTATACTCGAAAAGTTGCGATTTGTCAACATGGACTTTTTATGGGAACCACACCTGTTTTTCTAATCGTTTTGCTGCCATTACTACCGGATCGCCACGGTCAAACGCCATTACGGCGTCGGAGTATTCTACGATTTGTCTTATGTATTTGCTTTTTGGTGTGGAAGTTACAGTTATGCCGTTTACTGCGTCTATATGTTTACCTTGTACCATATCTATGTCAGGGATGAACATATTTACAGTGTAGCCATGTTCTGTCGCGATATTTGCGATTTGAATTGATGGCGCTGTATATCCAACGATAACGAGCATCTCGTCGCCGTATTTTTTACGCGCCGCTTCAAACGCGCCATTTAGTATGCTGTTTCTTTCTGGCGACCATGCCGTTGCAGTTACTAATATTTTCCTGTCTGGCATGTATACATATCCCCCTATGTTGTTGTGCTATTGTATATTATACAAGAAATGTTGCTTTTTGTCAATCTGCATGTAGAGTTGGTTGACAACATCTATAAACTCTGATATAATGAGTTTACTATGACAGATAGTTTAGCTTTAGTTCAGGTTGGCGACGAAGAGCGTTTGCCGTCTGAGTTGCTTATTGATTGGGAGTCTCTCACAAGGGATATACGTGAGGAATGGGCAGACTGGATGCCATTTTTGGCATTCGGGGTGCCTAACACGCAGATTGCTAGGATATTTGGCATTGACAAGAGTACAATATCGCACGCGCTGAATGGCAATAAGGAGTTTGCTATGCGTGTTGCGCAGGCGCGGAAGATGATAAAGCGCCAATTGCATTATGTTTGGCTCGATCAAAAGGCTGTCAATGCGTGGAAAAACATAGACTACTATCTAAATATCGATCCGTTTGAGACTGACGAAGAAGGTCAATATATTGTAAAGACAGAATCAATGCGCCGCGCGATGTTTCAGGAGAAGGCGAAGATGACGCGCTTTGTATTGCAGCAACTTGGTTTGCATGTACAAAGGTATGAGGTTACTCATAATACGCCGCAGCCGATGTTCCTTGGCGACGAGACTCTCGCGCAGTATGTTGTAGATCGTGTCAAGAGTGTAATGTCTGGCGAAGAGGAGCGTGACGTAGAAACGATTGCTGCGCAATATAGATACATTATTGGTGACAACAGAGAGTATGATGAAGACGCGGTTGACATAGAGCTATCTGAGGAAGAGGAGGCGTCAGAAGCGCCGTATGATAGGAAATCAGATACAAGCAAGTTCGCCTAGAAGGCGCGATCTCGCGTTCGATAGGAATATAGCAACTGTAGCAGAAAAATCTCCGTTTGTTTGGGCTGTTAGTTATATAGCTTTGCCAAAGGGTGTTACTTGGACATTCGAAGACAGGAAGTGGCAGATAGATATTCTAGATGACCTGCACCCAAGGCAGGTTGGCAGGAAGCCAACGCAGATTGGATGGACTACACTTGCAACGTCGAAAGCATTGTGGTTTGTCTCTATGTATAAGTCGCGTGCTATGTATACTCTGCCAAGGCGTGATGACGTTGTTGACTACGTTTCCACGACGCTTGATCCAATGATTGAGGCAAGTGAATACCTTGCAAGCCGTATGGGTGGCACGAACAACGCTAGGATGAAGAGAATTGGCGACTCGTTTTATCACGTCATGGAGGCTTCTGTTACTCCGCGCATGTTGCCCGTAGACATATTGATTAATGATGAGGTTGATATGTCGGACCAGGGGAACATAGAGCAATTCATAGCCCGCCTTGATGCCTCTAAATACAAATACTACTATCAATTTTCTACGCCAACCGTTGCTGGCTTTGGTATAGACGCCGCTTATGAAAGGTCTGACAAGAGAATATGGCTTGTTACTTGCAGTAGATGCAATACAGAACAGCAACTCGATTGGGATGATCAGTTGGTAGTGCCTGGCGGAGATGCCATGCCATATTTGGCGTGCCGTGGTTGTAGTGAACCTGTACGGGCAGAGGATATTGTAGATGGGCAATGGCTTATAACGAATCCAACGTCTGAGGTGCATGGGTATCATGTTTCTCACCTTATGCTTCCTTATACCAGGCCACTAGATTTGCTTGTAGAAGAATCAAAGGTTATGGACAGGAAAACATTCTATAACCTGCGATTGGGTAAGCCTTGGATGCCTATTGGTGGCTCTATGCCAATGTCGTTGTTTAGAGATCACGCATTTAGGAATGGGCACTCGATGCAGTCGTATCGAGAGAAGGGATATAGGTACTACCTTGGTGCAGACCAGGGGAACGAGATACACGCGATAGTTGGGAGAGTGCCCGTTGGCGGGGAAAGGCTAGAGATTGTATATGCAGAACACATCAAGCCGCGTCATGGCGAAGATCAGTTTGAGAGGCTATCGTCAATTGCAAGAATGTTTGACATTGATTTCGGCGTAATTGACGCGAACCCAAATAGAAATAGTGCATATAATATGTGTAAAGAACTGCATGGGAAAATTGGCGCTGCTGATATTGGGTCTTATACATACCCGTTTAGGTGGAGCGGGTTTACTGGTTCGTCTGCGTATAAAATCACATGCAACAGAACAGATATACTTGATGGCATTAGAGATGATATAGCGAACGAGAAAATCTCGTTTTGGGGGCATTGGGATAACAGGCCGCCGATCCTGCGTGACATTGTGATGCAGTGTGGCAATTTGAAGCGAGACACGGCGACAAAAAAGTTACAGTCGGGCGGCGAGACGGTTGTTGGCGTTTGGCGGAAAACTGGCGCAGACCACTTCGCGTTTGCCCTCGCGCTTTTGCGGCTTGCTGCTGTAATCTCGCCCAATAGTACAAATTTTGACTTCGCGGTTGTTGGCGACAATGGTGACGATGATCGCGCGTTGCAAAAAAGTTCAGTGTGGGAGAATGTATATTACTATGTTGACGAAGATGGTAAGAAAGAGCCTGTTGGAACTCGTTTTGTCTAGCGAGTTTCTAGAGCAGATTGCAGTGGGGCTAATTGGCACAGAGAAGTTTTATGGACTGGTCAGGGATGAGATTGAGAAGGTGCTTAGTAGCCAACGTGCCGAGAAGGTAATTAAGGGTGTAATTGCCGATGCGGTTGCAGAGGCCATGCATAACATGGTTATTGGCGTCGGAGATAATGACATACTTATAGTGCCAAGTGACGGTTTTACAGATATGGATTTCGAGAGGCTTACCAGATTGTTGCCGCGCAACAAGAATATTGGCGTTATAGCGGCAAACGATGTAAAGATATTGAGGCTTTCGTAATGGCAGACGTAAGTATCTGCATGATAACATTCAACAAGTTGCCGTTTTTGCAGAAGACGTTTGATGCTATTTGCGGCAGTCTTGATGATGATTTGTCTTATGAGTTTTTTGTGTGGAATAATGGCAGTGATGATGGGACTAGATTATATCTTGATCTTTTCAAGCATGCTTGCCCTGCAAATGTATTATACAAGGTTTGGCACAATGAGGAGAATATTGGCCTTAATGCCTACGGCATGATTGTGCCGGAAGCAACTGGTAAAATCATTGTAACCGCAGACGACGACATATTCGAGATCATGCCACCTGGATGGGAGTATAGATTCGAGAAGGTATTATATAACAAATTCAGCGGTAGGAGATTCGGGTATTTGGGCACCGACACGATAAATGAAGACGGTGGGCGTGCGGTAGGTGGCGTGATTGGAATTGCCAACCTTGACGATCTCGTAATTGAGGTTGGCCCTGTTGGTGGCTGGTTCACCGCTACGACGAAGTATGCTATGGATGCTGCTGGTGGGTTCCATACGTCTAAGGAGCCGATGCATCTGGAGGATGCAGATATACAGAAAAGAATGTGGGAGAGCGGATATCTATGCGGCACCCTTCTTAATACGAAGGTGTTGCATGCACGCGCGCCACACTATTATACAGAGCTAGGTCGCGAAAGTACCTATATTGAAAAGATGCGGTTGGCAAGGGAAGTTGGCATATCTTTGGAGCCAATTACTTGACAACATAATGTAAAGCTGGTAGAATGACAACATGAGTGTAAGAATTTTCATAAATAACGGAACAATCGAGCGGGCAGCCTTGACGCAGGTTGCTTCTAGGTTGCCGCGTGCAATTACTGGTAGAAGCTCAAGAGAAGAAGAAATTCTTGACTTAATGGATGCTGTTGCTGTTGTTCCATTCCTAAGCGCATCAGGGGCTGTTATCGGACGAAGCGTTGTTGGTCCTGGGTTTGATATCGTTGAGGCCGAGTTGGGCGCTGGTGGCTCGAAGAGGAAGAGGCAGAGGATTCTTGACTTTTTTAATTATGTAAGTCCCATGCAGCGGAGTGTGAAGGATATATATAGCCCGTTGGCTAAGATATACACTACTGCATTTTCGTTTAGGATGTTTGGACATTCTGCCTGGGAGATTATACGCGACAAGTCTACAAATGTACCATTGGGATTCGACATTGTGCCTGGTGTAATAAAGCCAAACATTGAGCCTGACGGTACATTTAAGAGGCCAGCGTACATACAATATCTTAGGGTTAATGGTGTAGATTCCAAGTTTGACTTTAATGATCCCGAAGATGTTGTGTTTTTTGCTGTGCCTGATTATTCTGGTGGTATCTATATGGCAGAATTACTCGCTTTGTCTGAGTACACGCTGCCAAGTGAGATATATGCTGCCGTTGCGTATCGTTCCCTGCACGAAAATAGGGATGCCCCGTATTCTGGATTCTGGTATACACCGTCCGATATTGACGATGATACGTTTAGTAGGTTCGTCGCTATGGTGAATGCCAGATATACAGGATCAGCGAATTATGGTCGTAATCCCATTATTATGAAGGGCGAAGGAGGATTTAAGTCTATCGCCCCTGCCAGGGATGATGCGCCGTATCTAGAGGGGCGACAGATAAATAGACAGGAAATATCTGCGACGACGGGTGTGTCTGGTGCGAAACACGGCATAGAAACATCGTCTGATATGCGCGAGCTAAGACGCGAGTTTTATGAATCCACGATGCGGCCAGTAATGGCCCTCATTGAGGAATCTATATATGTCAATGTTTGCATTAGGCTATTTGGCGCGCCGGAGTGGAAATTTAAGTTTAGAAGGCCAGACTTTACAACAGCAGTAGAGGATGCTTCTATCGAACTGCGTAGGATACAATGGGGCCAATGGTCGCCAAACGAAGCTCGTGCGTCTCGTGGTGAGGCACCGCGCGAAGGTGGCGATTATTACTTAGTGCCCGCGAATATGAATGTTGATGGTAAGCCTGGGCGTCCAGAGAATCAACCAGTTGATGATAACCAGGGCGATATGGAACCGTCAGAGGAAGACCCTGTGCCGCCGACACAGCCGCCAGAGCAGCCAGTGGTAGAAGAAAATGCTATTGTGGACGAGCTTAGAAAGTGGCGCAGATTTGCAATGCGTGTTGCTGGTGGCAAGAGATTCAGGCGTGACTTCGTACCTAGTGAATATATGCCAGAGAGCCTGGCCGAGTTTGTGTTTGATGCCCTGGATGACATTGGCGACAATATTGACACCGTTGCCGAATTCTTTGACGACTTGATTGCGGAGTTTGGTTATGGGGATTGACACATACGACATAAGAGTCACGATGCAGTCTATAACCTTGTTGGTGATGGTTATTGTTGCAATTTCCATTATAGCCTATAGAATAAAATATGGTTACTTGTCGCGCTCTCTTTGGGGGGTATGCGCGCTTGTCATACACATTATTATATTTTATACTTGTGTTCTTCTTGCCGAGTTTGATATATTTGATGCGATTGCATTTGTGCAACAGGCACTCCACTGCGATCTTATATCATATGGTACTTGGTCTTCCGCAATAAGATTACAGACGGCAATAGAGTTATTACTTATGACACTAACCGTTGCGTGGAGGCGTTCATGGATCAACTCGGTCTTGAAGTCATAATCCCTATAATCATTGCCCTTGTTGGTTCAATCCCTGGCGTTTTAAGTTTTATAAGGATGCTAAGGAAAGACAAAGTGGAGGGTGTTGCTATAATCAGCAGCGCGGAGAAGGATGAGGCAGACGCCACGAATATTTATGTAACGGCGGCAACATCGCTCATCGATCCTCTTGTTGCAAAGATAGAGAAGATGGAGGTGCGCGAGCGCGAGCGCGAGCGCGTGCTTAGTGATGTTACAAGGCGGCTTGCGCTTGTTGAGCGCAACAATCTCGTTCTCTGTGATGGTGTTAAGAGGTTGATATTGCAGATAAGGAGCATGGGCGCAACGCCTGTGTTTTCTGTTGACGAAGATTTGTGTGACGAGATATCAAAGAACAGTGAAGTTAATGCTGGTCATTTGACATAGCACGATATTGTATGGTATAAATAGGAGGCGTAAGTAATGTTTGATTGGGGAAGTGGAAGGACTGAATATAGGATAGGTCTTTTCCCTGACGATTCCTCCGCAATTGATTTTGTCCTAGAGGAGGGCGTAGTTAAGAAAATATACGCTGCCTGGGATGAATCTGTACACGGCGAATTAGTCGATTACGGCGGGGGAGTGCGCGCAATTACTGCGAAGATGCTTGTTGAGGCTGGCGAAGATTTTCTGGTCAGCATCAAGAACATTGGAGAGGTGCGTGCGGGACAGATACTATCTGAGGCCATGGCTGCATTGGGAGAGGTGCCTTATGGTAGTGGTTTATAGCAAAGACAATCTCCTTGAGCCTAGAAAGACTAGATGCTTATGTGTAGCATGTGGCGAAAGGCTGAGTGCCTCTGACGGCATATTTTTGTGTGGTGATTGCCTAAAGAGATATGCTGAGGCTACGGTGGAGGAAAGTGCCAGAAACTACGGAGAATTATCACAGGATACCAGTCAGTAGCGGGCATGGTTCCCATGCTATAAAGACTATAACAATAAGTGCAAAGGATGGTATAAAGGCACTCTATTGTACTGACTGCAAGAAAATTATCACTTACCTTTTTGACACCGATAAATGGTCTATGTCAGAGGCTAAAGAGTGGGTAGAGTCTCACAAAGATGATATGTTGGGTGCTGAGAATATGAAAGATTTTATTGATATGCGCACAAAAGAGGCGATAAGTTCTAATGTGCGGTACAAGTCTTACGGGACATTTATACCGAAGGGCGCTGCCGAAGATGGCGACGAAATGCTGGTCCGTGGATTTTTCACGAGCGACGAGATTGACGAGGTTGGTGACATAATCACTAAGGAAGCTACCGTTGCGGCTGTTGAGAAATGGCGCAAGTGGGGCAATATTAGGACTATGCACTCTAATCCGTCAGGACGCGTTGACAAGATTGGTGAGAGTGATGGGCTTGCGTGGAACGAGCTTGTTACGGTGCCAGTAGATCAGCAAACGAAGGAGCTTATTAAGGGTGGCGTGCTAAAGGCATATTCTGTTGGCATAATTCCAAGGAGCTACGAGATTAATGAAGAAGCTATGAAGGACAACACCGATCCTTGGTTTATGCCATTGATTATTCATGAATATGATATGGTAGAAATTTCTTATGTAGATCATCCTGCAAATTATGCTGCTGCTATTAGCGAAGTGAGTAGCAATAAGGAAATGTCCCACAGGGCTGTGCTGTTCAAACGTGGTGATCTAATGGGGGATATTATAGATATGGACGAAATGGAAAATGGCGCTGTAGAGGCCGAGCAGGAAGAAGATGTGCTTGAGTCTGAGAGCGTAGAAGAAAGTGTTGACGAACCCGAAAGCGTGCCAGTCGAAGAACCTGATGTTCTTGAGGCTGGCGCAGAGGAACCGGAGTCAGAAGAGGAAGACGTTGTTGACAAGGATGAGCAATCGGAATTTGATGTTGCTTTGGCCGTGAGCGATATTAAGGGTGCCATTGCTGGCCTTGACGAACGTGTTTCTAGTATTTCGGAAGCTCTGGAGTCGCTTGTAGACAGGGTTGTTGAGAGATTTATGGATGCAATGTCTGCCGAGCCTGAAGGAAATGACAGTGACGCAGACGCAGAAGATTCTGAGCCTGAAGATGTATCGCCAAAGATGTTTGACGAAGACGCGTTTGTAACGCGCGTTGCAGAAAAGGTGCTTGAGGGACTGGCAGAGGTGCTAGTGCCGGAGGCAACACGCAAGGCGAGAGTTACTGTTGATGACGATGATGAGGCTGATGGCGATGAGGACGTAGACCAAACAAGAGTGTATCTTGGAATGCCTACCGATGATCGTCGGGCAAAGATGAAAGAAATAGTTAATGAACTTAGGAAATATAAATAAACAGGTGGTGTAAAATGAGTTCTTATAAGTCTGAACTGAAAAAGGCGCTTACCGCGAGTAGTTCAAGTGGTACTGCCCTGATCGCTGAAGACCTTGAGCCTATTATCCGCGCTAACCTGCTTGAGCTTTCACCTTTGACACGCATGATCCCTGTTGTGCGCGCTGACGGGAATATCCATAGGGTAGTTCGTCGCACTGCACACAACACTGGTGCGTGGTTCGAAGGCGAGATGACGGATGCAAGCTACAATCAAAGCACGTATGCCCGTAGGTCAGTGGAAGTAAAGATTCTGCGTACCCACGGACAAGCATCGGACTTTATGGTATCTGCATCACGGTCATTCACTGATGTGATGGTAGACGAGATTGAGTCTGCCACAGAGGGCCTTGCAGATTTGTTCGAATACTCAACGGTTTGGGGTCAAGGCGACGACTTGAGCATGACTGGTGACGCCTATCAATATAGTGGCGTTTACGCATGGATTTTGGAAGACGCTGCTAGCGACAATGTAATTGACGCTAACGGCACTATCACTCTGACCGATCTTGACGATCTGTTGGATGTGACAATGAATAAGTATCGCAATGTACGCGATATGCAATGGTTGTTCTTGATGTCTCCGCAGATGAATAGCAAGGTTACTGGCCTGCAAACATTGATTCGCAGGGCTGTACAGTCTATTACGTTTGAGGGTGGCTTTGAGATGGAAACCTACCGTGGTGTTCCTATCTTGAAGAGTGGGTTTGTTCGTCCTGCTGGTACCACAACTTCGCCTGCCGTAACGGCAGCGGTTGCTGGCTCCGGTGGTGGGTTCGCGCTTGGCGATGGCCTGTACAGGTACAAGATCGCCAGCATTACCCTTTACGGTGAGCAGGTAGCGGGAACCGCAGATAGCGATACCGTTACAACTGCAACGCACGACACTGTTGATCTTACTTGGACAGCAGATGCCACTGCGAAGCTGTATGCGGTTTATCGTACCCTTGCTGGCGAAGCCGATTCAGATGATAACTATGATCTGATCGATATTATCGCTGCAAAGACGTACAACTCTGATGGCTCGGTGAATACTAATGTTGCTGCTTACAGCGACACTGGATTGACCGGACTGTCAACGATTCACCCGATGGCGAGCGGTGACGAGACTATCTTCCTTGTGGGTCTTGGTCAACGCCAAGGTGTGTCTCGCCCTGTGCTGACACCTACGATTGGCGAACCGATGGATGCGCTTGTGAACTATGTGCCTCTGTCGGAAACGACTGACAGCCTGCAATTTAGATTGAAGTCATACCACACGTTGCAAGTACCTTGGGGCGAGCTTCAAGGTGCAATTCGTCGTGTGACTGTAACATAGTAGTTGCTTGTTGTGCCTCCTATCCTAGAGCGCCCACCCACCGCGAGTGGGTGGGCGTTTGGGTAGAGGGGGCAGGTGGATAGGGATACATGAGCAAGTTATCAGTACATTGTCAAGGCATACCGCCATTCGGCCCAAGGTTTGTTGCCGATTCTGGCGTTGAGTACATAAAGTTAATAGACCCGCCTGAAAACAACCCGTTCCCTGGCGTAAAGATTATCGGCAGGACATATATGCCAGACGGGGAAGCTAATGCTATGATAGCAAAGGGTTCTATTGGCGGCGAAGAATGGTTTAATAAATGGTTGCCCATATATCAATCTCGGCCATATGTTTATGCGTGGGAATTCATAAATGAGCCGCAACCGATGGGTGATCGCGCTTTTAGGCTTGCATATAACGATGCCCTAATTACCTGGAGTGGTCTTATGGGTGATTATGGGTTCAAGTCAGTTGGCGGCTGTTTCGGCGTTGGGTGGCCCGACGTTGGTACGGCAGCAGATGTTGGCCTTGGCCTAGAAATGTGCGATCTTTGGGAGGTGCATGAATATAGTGCGCCGACACTGTTAGACAGGGAAACGTGGCATTGTCTTCGATATAGACGTACCGTTGCGGAGTTACGTGCCGCTGGTTTTAAGATAAAGCCTCTGATTATAGGCGAATGCGGCATTGACGGTGGCGTCGAGCCAGTGTACAGGCCGAAGACTGGATGGAAAACTTTTGTCTCGGAAGACGAGTATCTTTCCGAATTAAAGTGGTACGATTCAGAACTTATGAAAGATGATTATGTTGAGGCAGCTACAATCTTTACCGCTGGCCCAAACGATGAATGGATGGACTTTGAGGTAACAGAGTCTCTGGCTAATAAACTTGCTGCATATATAGCAAGTACGCCGAACCCCGCGCCGAAAGAGAAGGCAAGGGGCATAGACGTTAGTAAATATCAGGGAGACATTAATTGGGAACTTGTTAAGGCAGATGGTTATGTATTTGTTATGATACGTGCCTCTGGCCCGAACGATGATCGAACTGCGGTTGTAACTGATCCGAGATTCGCCGCAAATTATGATGGTGCGGGTAGCGTTGGAATGTTACGCATGGCCTATCATGGCATGCAGGATGTGTTTGAAGGCCAATCAAGGCTATTCGTTGACAGCGTTGGTGGACGCCCGCTAGAACTTGGTTACGCAAGTGATTTGGAGATACTAAGTATAGCAGACGAAAAGTGCGACAGGCACTTGCTCAAGGTTGACGAATTGGTCGCGGAACTGTTGGGTGTGCCAGTTACGCGTAGTACAAAAGTGTACACGAACCCAAACTTTATGTCTGTTCATAGCACGTTTTGGGCAGTCGATAGGGAGTTGTGGCTCGCACACTGGACAGAGGAAAACAATATAATTGTACCTGCGCCGTGGACAACGTGGAAATTCTGGCAGCATGGCGTTGGTGATGCTGGTACTGTAAGTGGTATTAGCACGAGAATTGATCTTGATGTATATAATGGCACTGTACAAGAACTCTATGACGAATATGGCATAGACGACGATGACGACGATGATGGAGTTGGAGATATGATAGAGGTTGTAGATTTGAAGGGCAATCCAATCGAGAATGGTTGGGCAGATGCGGTTGCGCGTGGTGCGCGGTTGTTTGAGGCGACGCCACCAGAAGGCGCTACGGTATGGCGTGTAAAGAGATTGGTATTAGACACTGGTGGCAGTATGGCGTTTCGCATGTATGCCAAGGACGAAAATGGTGCGCCTATACCTGGCGTTGTAATTTTCGAAGGGTGGAAAGACCCTAATGAGGCGTATAAGTTGCCGGACGATGCAGCACCAAGAATGTCGGAAGATCATTGGGGCCAACCGGACGATCTTGATGGCACGCCGCTTCCAAACACTGTGTTTAAGCTAAACGATCAGTTCACAAACGCAGACGGGTTTGTTGAATGGCTTTGGGGGCCAGGCGAGTTTGTCAACGCTAATGAGATTGTGCATTGGGGTTGGGTAATGCCTGGTGACAACAAAGACTTTTCCGACGTGTTTGTAATCCCTGGTTGGTGGGCCGAACACATCAAGTATTGGGTAGAGTTTGAGAAATCAGTAGGCACAGATGATGGGGGTGGTGAGGAACCTGGCGATGGTGATTATAGTGAAGTGCTAGATCGCATTGCTGTATCATTGGAATACATGGTTGCTCATTGGCCCTACAAATAATGGATAGATTCCCGCTGTATGTTTGACACAGCGGAATAAATATGGTAATATATCTGCATAGAATTCGCCGCGTTGGGCGGTGTATGTAGTAACGGAGGAATTAAATGGCTGCAACGGTTACAATTAGAGTAAATACTGGTGCTAGTGCGGGAACGCAGTCTGGCGCAGTGAGCGGTATTGACTTTATAAGTGCTGATAACGCCACGAACTCTACCACAAATAGGCAAACATATCCGATTACTGCTGGTGGAAGGTCATACGAAAAGTGGCTGACTGCCAGAGTGGACGTAGCGCCTGATAACTATGTGAATAACTTTCAGTGGTGGGGTGATGGTGCAGTACAACAGTCAACCGCGTTGTATATAGGAAAGACAAGCAGTGGTGTAACGCCAACCAATTCTGACAGTGCTGTGGCAACGAATGCTTGGACGAATTACGTAACAGGTTCGCGCTTTGCATGGCACGCAACGAATCTGACTGGCGTTGGCAGTGTGACTGACTTTGCCGTGTTCCAGCTTGACGTTAACAGTGATGCTGCGGCAGGAAACTGGACACAAGAAACACTTAACTACTCTTTTGACGAAGCATAAAAATATCTAGGTAATGGAGGCACAATGAGCAAGGTTGTTCTCGTTGCTGGCACCGGACGATCAGGCACATCGGCGGTGGCAGGAGTGTTGCATAATCTTGGCGTTCATATGGGCGACAAGTTTGTTGACGCAACAACGGCGAATAAGTACGGCACGTTTGAGGAGTTTGAGTATTTTACATTTAATCGTTCGTTAACAGTGAATGACAATGTAGATGCATGGTTGGATGATTATATCGCACGGCGTTCTGATGGGCATGAATATTGGGGCATCAAAGACCCATTGCTCACAAAGACATTCCCGCAGGTTGTTGCGCATCTTGATGACGTTAAGGTTATCATTGCAAGAAGGGGAGAGGTTGCCTCTGTAAACTCTTATCTATATGCGTATCATAGCAAGGTGCATGCTGCTAGAGATTGGTACGCAATGTGGGAAAAGATTTTAGAGGAATCTCTTGCTAATTACCAAGGAGAAGTCCTATTTGTCGATTATGACGATCTGGTTGAGAATCCGTCGCGTGAAGTAGGCAGGATTGCAGAATATGTCTATGGCGCGAAGTTTGTAAGTGGCTATAACAATGCAGTCGCCCACGTCAGGACGGATGGAAGACATTTTGATCGTGATGGCAAATGGATTCGCCGCGTGTCAGAACAAAGGGGCGATTGGGGCAGAATTGCGGTTGGTGTAAGGGTCGCCAAATTTCCAGAGTATCACTTTTTTGCCAGTTGGACAAAGCTTCTGACTGGCGGCATGAGGAATGGTGACACTGTACTTATGCCCGTAGGGTGGATGCCCGCTCATTGGGCAGGCAACGCGCTTGTGAGAGACTTTCTTAGGACTGACAGAGATAGCCTTTTAATGATTGATGACGATATGGTTTTTGAACAAGACGCCCTTGAGTTGCTGCGATCAAATCCAGATACGATGGAGTATGATATTGTATTTGGATTTTGCACGCATAGGAATTGGCCCCCAAGGCCAGTTGTAATGAGGGTGCAGGAGCAACAGCCTGGGTTGCCATTCAGCCTTATGGGACAGTCGTTTGATTATGCGCATGAAGAAATTGCCGACGGGGCGATTGTAGACGTTAGTGGAGTTGGGCTTGCGTTTACACTAATCAAGAGGCATGTTCTTGAGAGCATGACAGACGAGTATGGTCCCATGTTCACGTCATACTTTACTTATGGGCCTGGTATGGAATCAGACGACATACCATTCTCTAGGCGTGCGCGCGAGTTGGGCTATAGGATGGCAGTTGATACAAATGTAAAGATAGGCCATATAGGCCAGACAGTATTCGGGTGGGCAGATTATGTGCAGTGGAAAAACTCGTTAAGGGCGGCGAATGTTGTCGAGTTTGATGCCACGGAACTAGCGCCGATCTTGCGGGAAGCAATGCCGCATTTGGAGAAAAACAAGGTAGCTGCACAAAATGTACTCAAGTGGATAGGTGAGAACGATGGGTAATCTCACCAAGTTCCTATATGATGTTGTAATTATCAACAAGGACAATCCGCAAGGAATACGAATAGATTGGGGCAACCATCCTGGTTGGATTGACGAATATGCAAACGAGCTTGATGCCGCTACTGTACTTTGGCTAGTGCCAAAAGATAAAGGCTCTTCGCTTAGGAACGTATCTGTAAAGCTCGGCGGTGGCAAGAAGTGGATTTTGTTTAGCAGGGTCTATGGAAGCACGTCTGGTGGGCTTGATAAACAAGTGCGCATATATGCAATAGGCTGGCACGAAACCATTAATGGCGTTAACAGGAAAAGTATGGTGTGGGTGTATCCTAGTGGCGAGATGGAGATTAGCGAAGAACCGTCTTATGCTGGCGTATTCATTGATATGATGATGCGGGGGCAAGATGCATGACGCTAGACATTTCGGGCTTGGTGAACGACTGGCTTTCACACTTTTTCTTGGGTACATTGGTATTCGTCTTAGTGTGGTGGTTGACGTGGATCATATCTTGGCGATTGTATGGAATTGCGGGTGGCCGCTTACAATTCTCAAGCTCTTTGCTTGCCCGTCTGGCCGACCTCTCCATTTGCCTGCTATCGTCATCAGCGGCTGTGTTTTCTTGCTTTGTCTTGCATTATATACAGGACTACTATTTAGAACCGTTGTTTCATATAACGGTTAGGATTGCGTTTTAATTAAAAAGATTATACGGACCAGCAATTCAATGCTGGAACCACATCACTGCAATACAATGCGAAGTGGTGTGTGCATATATATATGCAGCCAGGATTGATTCCTGGCTGTTTTATTTTAGGTAAAATAATGGGGAATCACGCAGAGATTATCAAAGAACAAAATAGTGGGCTTGCAGTTTCTCGCAAGGGCAGGAACTTTATTGAGTTCGAGTTGCAAAACGGCAAGAAAAGATTTGTTTCGGCAATAGACCCACTGCACACACGCACGACGCAGGAGGAGATTGATACTACGTGGATTCCAGATACGGGTGCGTGGCAGTGGAAAATAGCACAGGCTGATTTCCAGGCCCACGCAAGAAGCATCTTTAATGTTGGCAATCTAATAGAGTGGCGTCACGAATCTGGCGAATGGGTGATTGTTGATCCGCAGTCTATCAGTTGGATTAATCAAGATAATTCAAATCAGCAGATTGCCATCAAGCAAGCAGTTACTGGTATAGCAGACGATATGACTCTGACTTTCCTAAATGCTTATGGTAATGGCTTGCACTTTTCTTACACGGCACACCCGAAGAGGCTAATCAAACACTTCACAGTTGATTCTCCGTTGCCCGATCCCGCAGCGTGGCTGACAGGGACAATATGGCTAGAAGTACAATGGTCTATCTCGAATAGCGACGGTGTGGAGTTGTGGCTCGACGGTGTACGGTGGACAAGGGAAAACAACGTCAGGGTCCGAACGTCGAATAGCATTGAATTCCGAAGTGAGGCAACTGGCGAAGTGTTGTGGTATGCCGATGCCCCGATGGCTATCGACGCAAATGGAGAGGCGGTCCAGGCGCAGTATGAGGTACATAATCAGAATAACAACTACTTTATTCGTGTGCGTGTTCCAAGGGAATGGCTAGAGACTGCTATCTACCCTGTTGTCGTAGACCCGACCTTCTCTGACCAGCCAGATGCTACCGCTGGCGTAGACACAAGACTTTCTCGTGACTTTGCCACAGTGAATTATGGGACTACGAATGAACTTCGATGGGAGCCTACCGCCGATGCTTATGCGTGGACTAGCGTGCTGAAATTTGACCTGTCGGAACTAGAAGGCGTGACCATTACAGATGGAACGCTGTCGTTCTGGAGTACAGCCTTATGGCAGTGGAATGATTTGCCAACGGTTATTCGCCGCATCCTACCAGCGAACAGTACATGGACCGAGACTGGCGCTTGTTGGAATTACACAACTGGAACGACTCCGTGGGCAGGCGCGGGAACGCTCGGAGGTTGCTCCGTTGAAGGAACTGACTATTCTGCCACCGCACTCGGCAGTTACAGCTTCCCAGCGAATTCTCCCGTTGGGACAGAGTGTCCAGTAGGACTTGACCCTGATGAATTAGAGGTTTTGGTTGGAGCGAATCATGGGTTTGTCGTGCTTGGGACTGCACATACAGACTATTACTTCGCCTCCTCCGACCATGCTACTGCTGGGTATCGCCCTCTCTTGGTAGTTGAGTACACGGACATAGCATGGGTATCTCCTGCCAGCGGCACAGATATTAGCAACACTCCAACCTTTGTACTTACGCCAGCCGCATTCACAGGAAGCGTCCATATACACATGCAGTTGGATACGGCTGATTCCTTTGATACTGGAAATTTGCGTGAGATTAAGACAAACGCAAGTACGACTGGTTGGGAATATTGGGACGGTGATTCTTGGGAGCCATTCCCGTCTACTGGCTTGCCAGATACTTATTCTGGAAACGATGTGCGCTATACGGTACAAAGTGCGCTATCTGAAGGCACATGGTATCGGCGCGTGAGGCAGGGTTAAGTATGGTTAGATGGAAGATTTGGTACTACGACGAGAACACTGACGAGATTAGTTCGTTTAGTAATGAGGACGGTGAACCTTGGGATGCACCTGCCTTTGGCGTCCAGATTATAACGCAAGAAGACGATCTGTCTGGTCGCTGGAACCAAGTTGGTGACAATTATTATGTGTGGCGAAAGGATAGGTGGTGGGGTGCCGACATAATTGGAATGTTTGATTACCTTGCAAACTGGAAAGGAAGATGTGTTGTCAGATTTGGTAGACACGCATCTAATGATATGTTCCAACGCGTGTTAGTTGCCGCTGAAGAGGATAAGGATTTTCCAAAGAGGTCTGCTTGGCACAAGGGGGAAATACGGCCTAAATGACCACGAAATATGTACGCCAGTATCACTTTGTAAAGATAGAAGACGACGGTGTTGAAAATGCCGCTACGATGGGAACAATCG